TAATAACTTCTGCTTCCTTATTAATCATGTTATTCAATTCACATTTAGTTTCTCTAACAATAGCGAGGCACTTATCATAAGCACCATCTCTATCGCCGAGAAGTAACATCTCAAAAACACTAGTATCTGACCCAGTGAGCCACAACTTCGTGCTATAATATTGCTTACACATATTCCAGTATAAACGTTTAAAATAGCTAGGTTGTGGTGCTACCAAGTTAGTAATGTCTTCTAAATGTACTTGAGCAGTAGATGTAAAAATCATAGTCTCTCCATTGTAATCGTCAGTTTCACGTTTGGGTTTCTCAACTTGAGCAACCCCCTTATTCCTGTACGATTCCAAGAAGTTGGCATAATCGGTAAAATTTGAGGCTCTATCGCGCATTTTATCTTGACATAACTTAACCATTTCGGTGTAAGTTAGATCCGTCATAATATCACGGCGGCTAGAGGCATCAAACATGTCAAATCTGTATACTTCAAAACAAAGAACATCTCCAAAATCGCGTCTTGCTTTCGCAGCATCTAATCTATATAGCTTATCACCATTAGCGCTAGTGTATTCCATTTGGTATTCTGGAATAATCCTAACGTTAAAAGCAAAATCTATACGACGAGATACCGCTTCAGGGCAATTTAATGACTCGATTTGTAAACGTTGTAAGTTTGAAGTTAAACATATCAATTTCGGTTCAGCAAATGTATTGTTTTTGTCAAGCAAGGAAGCCATATGACATTGGTACGGAAACATATTTCCTAAGCGTATCATCTCAAACAATTCCGGATTAGGTTTCAATTGTGAATCCTTAATCTGGATAAAGTCATCATAGACAATATACTCTTGATTTATATAACCGTCCCAATACTCTGTTTCAGGCTCTCTTGCATACACATTTTGCTGCCATGTGCTTGGTGGGTCGCCATATACCCGCATCATATCTAATATGAACGGATAAGATAACCCAGTTTTCCCGTTGCCAGAGGCACCAGAAAACCAAACAATGACAGGTTCAGTTCTTAATTTTGACTTATCCGCACCACTCATGTTAGCTTCCGTTAACAAAAGTTTTGCGGCTGGTAAATTTCGGGCGATGATTTCGGTGTTTCCCTTAGAAAGGTTCAGATCTTTACACACACGCATAAGACGTATCCCTTCGGAATACATTCTTCCTGCGGCGTGTTGCGTCTCGAGACTCGATTGAATCTCTCGATGCTTCTGAAGAGTCAACAACTGTTCAAGGTCATTTTCCCACTTACTAACAGAATCAAGGATATCAGAACGCGGAATTACATTCTCACGTTTTAACACAGTAATTTCCATCCAAGTCCATAATTCATTGGTCACGGTATCCAACCGCTTCCACATATTCTCTAGACCAGAAAACGCTCGTGGTATTCTGTCTAGACGCAATATAAATGAATCAATGTCTCTAGATGAAGGTATCTTACTAACCATTAACGAAAAGGAAC